CTCAAGACCAGTTTGATTAATTGTTACTGCTGGACCCGTACCATCGTTGGTAACGTTCCATTGTTCTGTAGTAGTTACATCAGTATCAACAATTGTAGTTGTACCGTTAAGCGTTAGGTTACCCTGGATCGTTACATCATTTTTAAATGTAGCTTCACCAGATGAGTCGATACGCATCTTCTCATCGTTTCCAACCTTCCAACTGTGGAATACTCCAGAGAAATACTCAACACCGTTGATACCTGCATCGCCAAATTCACAGTAATTTGAAGCATTAACTTTAGCCAAGTTACGTTCAGATGTCCCAGTCTCTTTACCTCTGAAACCTTCATTGTTTGTCTTAGCGATAATATTACCATCTGAGTCGATACGCATACATTCAGCGTTACTCTGCACGTTAAATGTCATATAGTCTAGGTATGAAGAGTAGTTGATAGACCCATCCACACCATTAGCATCTGCAAACTGAATTTTAGAACCGTAATCGTTAGATGCTAATGTTTGTATTTTTATTAAAGCATGACTACTTGCATCAGAGGACGTAGCAGTAATTGTACCAGTAACATCAATACCTGTTGAGGTTGTTTCTAGTTTTTCTGAACCATTGTGATATAACTGAACACTAGAATTAGCGTTACATCTAATTAATTCGTTACTGCCTGTTGCCCTTAATACTAAATCATCACTAGCCTCTATATATAAATCACCAGTGCCAGTATCTTTAATATAACTATTACTACCATCATGATAAATCTGTAAGTCATTGCTATCGCCAAATTTAAGTTTACCATTATCACCAAGATTAATATGTCCACGTACCTCTTTTACTGAGATATTGTCTATGTAACCAACACCCTCCTGACTACATACAATACCTAAAGTAGTACCACTCGCTATAAATGTATGTGTGTAAGTGTTTGTGCCTGCGGTATCATCAGCACCTCCCCACTCTCCATTGAACGATGAGAAATAACCAGTAGCAGAAGTTCTTGTACCTGTGTAAGTTACTGTGTAAGTCTTATTTACTGTTAATACGTTTGCCTGAGAGATATAGTCATTATTAGTATTATCTGGGAAGTTTGCTACTCCATCAGAGATAGTAGCACCGCTCTTAGTCCAATCACTATCAGTTACAAAATCACCATTAGTAACTAAGTCAGGACCAAGGGTATCTGGGACTGTAATACCATCATGATCGATAGTAACTGCAGTATTAGTAGACCCAGAAGGGCCCATACCATCAAAAGGTCTGAAGTTAAACCCATACGGAGCTGTTGCTGTTGAACTATCATATACTGCAAAGTTAAGATCTCTCGCCCACGCAGCCAATTCACCAGTCTCGCGTAACCGTACTGACCAATTCATATCAGTACCGCCGAATCGGAAATTAGTATTTGTTAATGCAATTTCACAAGAGCTTGCATCTGATGTTTTAACAGCAAAATCAGCTTTACCTGCATTATCGTCAGCACCATTAATTAATAATCTACCATCTGATTTTAATTGGAATCTATTTGTGCTATTTGATTCATCGTATATAGCTAAGGTACCATCATCATTAATAATAGAAAAATCAGAATTGTAGGCATGATCTATTAATTGTATTTTAGGTTTATATGATTTAATTTCTAAACCACCCATAGCAACAAATTCTCTTATTGATACATTATCAATATAGAATGTATAATCACCACTGCCAGTATCTCTACCAATAATAAAACCAAGTTCATTAGTATTAGCAGTAAATGTAACTGAAGCAGTTTGCCATGAATCTGAAGTTAGTTCCCATTTTGCATTACCGGTGTAGAGTCCTCCAATATTACTACCGTTAGACTGAGCCCTAATAAACTTGCCAGGATGGTCTCCCTTATAATCAAATGTAACGGTATAACTCTTACCTTCTACAAAAACACTTCCGAAATCAGTTCTAGTTATATATGTGAAAGCTCCATCTATTACATCAATCTTAGCAACTCCATTTTCAAGAACTGCTCCTGCACTGAAATCCCAATTAGAAGTACTAGCAAAATTACCATTACTAACTAACTCGTGACCGCCTTCGTCATTAATTTTTACTGTACCATGTACATCTAATTGAGTTTGAGGATTAATAGTACCAATACCAACTCTACCATTCTCTCTAATAACCATCTTAATATCATCAGTACCAACGTCATTAGCTGAATTAGTTAGAGCAAACTGAATAGCATTTGTAGTATTAATATGTCCTATTTTTTGACAGCTTACATTCACTGAATCATTGAATAGTAAGAAAGACCCACTACCAGAAGACTCCAATCTAATATTAGCAGGGCCTACTCCATCACCAATATGTAATTGTTGACTAGGAGAATCTTGTCCGATACCTACTCTGCCATCCGATTTAATACACATCTTCTCAGTACCAGCAGTAGCGAATAATATATCTCTATCTGCCTTAGTCTGATTAATAACCATGTCCCAGTTAGTAGTTCCTGTAACAATATCATTTGTTGCTCTTGCGTTACCTATGAAACCTAATTCAGCACCGTCTGTGTCCCAAAAACCAATACCAGCTGGAGTAGTTAAACTCTCTTGTATCACTAATCTTTGAGTAGGAGTATTTGTTCCAATACCTATATTCCTTGTATTTAAATCCCAAGTCATAAAGTAATCACCAGCTACTGAACTATACCATCCCCATAGATTATTATTAGTTTGTTGATAATCAACATACTCTGATGCAGTACCTAAACGTATAGGTTTATTAGACTCAACAGCTACTTTAGCTGCTAATACTTCTTTAACGGATACATCATCAAATGTACTAACTGAATTAATAACATCACTATTACCAAGTATTATATCTGTTTGGTCTCCTGCTACAAAAGTACCCGAGAAAGTACCACCTTGAGATGTAAAAGTACCTAAAGGTCTAATATGTGCTGAATCTACTAGGGTTCGAATATATATCTCTAAACCGGCGGTGGAGCTCACATTTCTAGCACTCACATAATAAGTCTTACCACTAGTTAGTGGTAGACTATAATACGCTTTCCCCCAGTATGCATTAACATTGGTCACTGTTAATTCTTGATTAACTACCGCTATCGAAGAATTAGAATCATCAGTCCAACCCGTAGTATCAGAGTTAAAAGTACCATTACTAACTAACTCATCTCCATACCCGGCATTTACATGAAGTCCGCCTATAACATCTAATTCAGCTGTAGGATTAATAGTACCAATACCAACTTTGCCGTCTGGCATTATCTTAATTCGAGTTGTATTTTGAGTTTTAAGATCAATTGAACCATCAGGTCCATTCTCATCTGCAGATATGTGTATACCATTATGATTAGACCCTAAATAATGATTTGCTCCAGACGAGTTTCCTAGTAGTATATAATTAAGAACATTAGTAGTACTTATTCTTAATGGAATACTGCCAGAATCATTTATTTGTAACTTATGTGTAGGATTAGTAATACCGATACCCACATTACCTTCTACGTGCAAATCATCTTCTATATAAGCATCACCTGCGATTACCTCTTTAACTGAGATGTTGTCAATGTAAATCTCACCTGGTCCGCCTTCTGATAAAAGTAGACTACTACTGCCAGCTATAAAATAGCCAGTATAAGTAGTATAAGTTAAAGGTAGGTTTTCTATGGTGTCTTGCACGCCATTACTATCTATCCTTAAATCACCAGTAGTATTTGTGCTTTTGGCTGTTACGGTGTACTGATAAGTTTTACCTGCTGTAAGGGGTGTTGGGGATGCGTTAACGTATGACCCACCGTTAGGCAGATATGCGACTCCACCAGAGATTGTAGCGCCATTATATTGACTCCAAGCGTCGGCATCATCAAAACTAGGGTCACTAACCAACTCTGGTCCCATTGAGGTTTTAACATCTAATTTAGATGTAGGAGCCGCGGTACCGATACCTAGACGATTAGAGATGTGGATTTTTCCATCATCAAAAATCTTCATTCTTTCAAGTCTATCAAGACCATTAGTACCCGTGATAAATCTTACATGGCCGCCGTATACTTCAATGTTGATACTAGCTCTAGTTGCAGGATCATTATATCCAGTAGTATTGTAAATATATGTGTTTTGATTTGTTAACTGAATTTGTTGTACATTCAATGGTGAGTAAATAGTAGTATTAGTATTATCAATCCTTAGTCTAGAAGTATAACTATTTCCAGAACGGAAAGTAAATCCTGCATTTGAATCTGCTGGTAAATCAAAAACCATACCAGGAGTACCTAGTTCATTACGATGAACTTGAGTATGTCCTGATTGGAATATTCGGCTTACCCCTGTACTCTCTAATTGAATATCACCAGTAACAGTTAAGTCACTCCCAACTAATTCTATGATAGAGATGTTATCTAAATAAACTGTATTACCATCAGAACCAATGTAACCACCAAACTTATAAGAATCAAGTTGCGTAAAAGTACCTTCAAAATGAACCCACCCATCAGTACTAGTTGTTATTGAGCCTGTGTCTGCTGAATCTTTGAATCCTAAGCCATTACCTATCATACCAAATCTAACATATCCGCCAACTAGAATCACCTTATAGTCAAATTCCAGTTTGAATTGTTTATGTGAGTTCTCAACATTGTATAAATAAGTAGTTGGGTAGCCATACCCACTAGCATTACTTACTTTTAAAGAGTAGTCATGCCCATTAATAGCTTCATCAGTAGAACGCTCTAACACATCGCAAGCATCTTGGTAACTCACCCAGGTACCTATATTGTTATCAAAGGTACTTTCTTCAGCCCCCATAAACTCACTACCAAGAGTTGAGTTAATAATAGCATCGCCAGTAACATCTAACTTTTTAGTAGGTGTTGAAGTTCCGATGCCAATCTTACCATCAAATATTGTATTACCATTAGCATCTAAACGTATACGTTCGGATCCACCAGTAGTAATAGTCATCACGCCACCACCGAGATAGCTGATCTTATTAGAATTAGAGAACTTAAAGTTGTTGTAAACTCTGATATCGCCAGCTATGTCTAACTTATCCAAAGGAGTATCAGTACCAATACCAACTTTACCAGTAACAATTAAGTCACTTGGTAAACCGCCTTCTTTAATACTAAAATTATCTAATATTACATAGTCACCATTATTAGGAGAAACATTGCATCGTAAATAAATAGAACCAGCAGTATCAGAATCTATAGTTAGAACAGTCTTTATAGTCTGCCACTGATCATCTATATCTGTATCTGCATAGGTATATACTTCAGTAGCTCCTACTAAAGAACCACCATGTTGAAAATAAACTACAGAATCGGATTTAAAACCACTAGGAATAAATATACTACCTGTTATAGTATAAGTCTTGCCTACTTGAAGAAGTCCTGGTGCTAATTGCTCTTTACGAGCTAACCACTGATTAGAACCATCTGACACTGCTTTTAAAACAGGAGACCCATATAGGCTAATGCTAGGTGTATCATTTACATGAGATACAGTTCCCGATAAATAGTTTACCCATCCTGATATATTGGACTCAAATGTTGGGTTAGTATCCAACTCAGGTCCCAACTCAGTACCTATTCTTACATCACCAGCTACCTGTAGTTTCTCTGTAGGATTAGTAGTTCCGATACCAACATTACCGCCATCTTCAACGTATAGGGCTGAAATACCGTCATCTTGTACGTCAAGTATATCATGAACACCAATTTGATTAATTACTACAGCAGGCCCTGTCCCATCATTAGTTACTAGCCATTGCTCTGTTGAGGTAGCATTGGTATCCATAATTGTAGTGGTACCGTTAAGCGTTAAGTTACCCTGGATTGTTACATCATTTCCGAATGTAGCGGCTCCTGCAGTATCAAAATTTAAATATAAATCACCGCTAGTTTCATTTTGAATATTTAATTCTTTTGTCTTAAGATATAATACAGTACCAGTAGACTTAATTTGATCATTAGTACTATCTTGTTGGAACTCTAAATGATCGCCAATTAAAAGTTTTCTAGTAACACTTAGGTCGCCTGCGCCTGTTAACTTCATTAACTCTGTTGAACCATTTAGAGTCCATTTGTTATATGAGTTGGTTGCGTCGTATCCTATATTGAAATGTAGAGAACCCCAATTGTTAGCATTGCCGTGTATTCTTACATACCCATCTTGTGCAGTATCATGACCACCATACAATCCTAAATACTCATTTTCTGTAGATTTATGAATATCTCCAGTTACATGTATGTCACCAGTAACGTCAATACCTGTTGAAGTTGTGGCTAGTCTTTCCTCTCCATTATTATAGAGTTTGACATAATTATCCTTTTTAGCAAGAATCATTAGCTCACCAGTGTCACTTTGTAGTTGCAGGTAGTAACCACTCTGTAAAACTAAATCACCAGTACCGCTCTCTTTAATATATGAGTCTGTTCCATCGGAGTAAATCTCTAAATCGTTACCTTTACCAAGTACTAACTTACTGTTATCAGGTAAATTAATATCACCCGCAACATTTAAGTTATATCCAATTTGTGGCTTTAATGAGATGTCTTTAATATGAGCAGTCATACCCACATGTGATAATGACTGTATTCTAGGGTAAGCTTTCTGCGGTGTGATATATTGGAATATGTGTCTAAATTCAGTCCACCCATTCGCACTAGTAACAGAAATTCCACTAGATGTTTCGTTGTGTGCGGTTATTCCAAAAGTAGCGCTCACACTAGATTGCCCACTTGTTCCTACGTCAACCTTAGCTAAGAATGATATTTCAAAGTAATTGAACGGTGTTAAAGCTTCTGTCTCAGAATCATCTCCTTCGTTTAAATAGTTATATACTCCATTACCCGTAACTCCAGCTGTTAAATTGAGGATGCCAGCATCTACTGAGAAAGTATGTTCTGGCGCCCATGAATTCCATGACCAATTAGCTGTATCTTTAGCTAACTCAGTACTACCAATATATGAGTTAATGACAGTATCACCAGCTACATCTAACTTAGCAGTAGGATTAGTTGTCCCAATACCCAGGTTGCCAGATGAGTCTATACGCATACGTTCTGCGTTGTTAGTTTCAAATGATAGATAATTAGACGTATGGTTTGAGCGTATTCTTTGGATGTTAATATCATCCACGTCACCCATATTAATAACACTCTCTGATGTATTAGAGGATGTTATGCATATTTGAGAATTGCCTGTAGAGTCTTTTACTTCTAACTCAGTAGTAGGAGTAGTAGTACCAATACCTACGTTGCCAGTAGAGGTTATGCGCATCCTCTCAGTTACAGTTGCTAATACTCTAGAACCTCCCGAGGTACTTTGAGTACCAAACGTTAGCGCGCCAAGAGCATCATTGTAATTACTATTTTCTTTAATACCACGTATATTTGCAAAAGTGGCATTAACACTGTTAGAGGCGCCTTGTCCTAAAACATCACCAGCAAATACAATATCACCACCCCTTCCAAGACTATATCCCGATGTAGTATCTCCTACATATAAATTACCTAGGGTGGCACTATGTTCACTAGTTTGGTGGATGGTGCCATTCATTCTTAGATTAGAATAACCTTGCGTTCCAAGCCAAACTTGACCTTGCCCAGTTTTTATGGCATAGGCAGCATTAGCAGTACCTGCATCGAACCATCCTGCAGTTGAACCATTATTCTGATCAGATACAACCGCTCGAATTGCATGTACAGCTATGCCGGAATTTGTAACTCCATTACCCACTATATCTAATTTAGCTGTTGGACTGTCAGTACCAATACCCACTTTACCAGTAACAATTAAGTCACTGTTGATTACCTCTTTAACTGAGATATCTCTTACATAAAAGTCTGCACCTGACTGCCAACCTACAAATACTAGATACTGATTAGTTGAGGGTGTGTCACCAGTTATTACACCTGTAAGTGTTACCCAGTCAGAAGCATTAGTTGTACTAGGTGTTAAATCACCAATCGTAGACGAATAGTGATGTTGTGCTTTAACTGTACCACTAACAACCTTAACATCGTAAGATACTGAGTAACTAGTACCCTCTACAAAAGGCAAGGTATGTCTTATACCCTCGTTAATGGCATCTGTTACAACATGTATCTCTCCACCGGATTCATCAAGTGTTGTAGGAGTTCCCTCTGTAGTATAGGTAGTAATTAACTCACTACCAAGATGTGTACCTATATTAATATTGCCAGTAACATCTACATTACCATCCGAAGTAATTTTAAGACGCTCTATATCTTTACCATCAGTTTTTGTATTAAATATTAAACCTGAAGTATAATTATCAGTGTATGCAGATGATATAGCATTATATGGGGTGGTGCTTCCATAAGTCCTAAACCCAAAGCTCTTATCTTTATCTACATAAACATTACATGTAGATATATTTAATGTACCTGATGTGCCATTTATCTTAGTCGTACTATCTAATCGCAATAACCCTAAGAGGTCAACGATAGTCGGAGAGTTAGGAGATTGCCCGTTTGACACCTTGAACACATAACCATCATTCCATATTGTCGACTCATATGTACCAGCAGCATCAAATAAGCTAATCTTTCCGCCATCACCTAATGATAGTTTTTCACTAGGCGTATCTGTCCCAATACCTACTTTACCAGTAACAATTAAGTCACTCGCAATTACTTCTTTAACTGATACGTTGTTTATATGTCCAACGAAGTTTGCACCGTGAATATATAAATATGAACTGGTGCTTGTAGGGGAGAGTATCTCGGAGTACCTTCCAGAACCTGTAGCAGGCGCACCAAGCGCAGAGCCAAGCTCCCCTCTAATATGCCCTGCTGTAACTGTGTAGTCAAACTCCACGAGAACCTTTTTATTCTCATAGTTACCTAAGACTTGATTAACATTAATAGACGAGCCACTGTTCTTGATTCTGTCATTAACGCTATCATAACTCCAACCAGTACCTAGTGTCCAACCAGTAGTGTCATCAGTAAACGTACCATTAGTAACTAACTCAGGTCCACGAGATGAGGTAATAGTAGTGTCATTAGTTATGTTTACACCTGTTGAGTCGATACGCATAGCTTCCGTACCATCTGCTTGTTTAAACAAGGTGTGGTCGGAAACAGCATCAATCTCAAGCATGTGTTTGCCCGTACCTGTCTTACCAAATTTCAAGTATCTAGTAGATTCTAAACTGAGAATCTCCCCTACACTCTTTATGCCTTTGCCAGAGGTAGTTAAGATTAGGTGTTCATCTACTATAGCCGCGCCAGCAACTGTAAGGTCACCAGCAGCAAGTACTTCTTTTACTGAAACATTGTCAATTGTTAAATCAAATGGTGGTGCAATACCACGGATTGTTAATGCAGTGTCAATGCCGTTTGTTGTGGTAAACGAGTGGAAGCCTAGCTCATTATCTAATGTGTAATCAGTTCCATTTATCTTGAATCTTATACTTCCTTCAGTATGTGATTTAATCTCATACCCTACCTCATACGTGCTATTTGCTGTTGGGAATACACCAGATTGGACTATATAAGACGAATATCCATTGGCATCGTCAGCACCTACAATTCTACAAGCACTATTGCCATTAATTACTGATTCTGTAACATAAGACGTAGCATCAGGCGTAAAAGAGCCTAATTCCCAATTAGAGGGTACATCCGCAGACCAAGTACTAAAACCACCATTAGTGACTAATTGTGGTCCAAAATGGTTATTGATAGTAACGTCACCTCTAACATCTAAGTTAGATGTAGGATCTTTAGTGCCAATACCAACATTACCCCCGTCTTCAATATAGAAAACAGAACTGCCGTCATCTTGAATATTAATTATAGGTTGAAGACCAGTTTGATTAATTGTTACTGCTGGACCCGTACCATCGTTGGTAACGTTCCATTGTTCTGTAGTAGTTGTATCAGTATCAACAATAGTTGTTGTACCGTTAAGTGTTAGGTTACCCTGGATCGTTACATCATTTTTAAATGTAGCATCTCCAGTAGAGTCGATACGCAGTCTTTCAGCACCATTAACATATAGATACATATGTTTATTTACATTGTCAGAATATATCTGATTTATTGTGCTTCCAGCAGATGTTTGGAAGTTTATAGCTCCGTAATTTGATTGAATATTAACTGGATTGTCGCAAGTAACACTACCAGTAACATCAATACCTGTTGAGTCGATACGCATAGCTTCTGAGCCACCCGTCACTAAACTCAACATGTCAGATCCAGGTCTGTACAACCCCGTGTTTGTGTCGGACATAAAGTTAAGTGCAGGTTTCAGTTCCGTACCATCTTTGACCTGAAAGCCATTAGATGAAACTCTCGCCCTTTCCCAGCCACCTGCAATGAATTGCACAACGTTAGCACTGCCACTAGCATTACCTATTCCAGTGTCTGTATCACCTGCAAAGTATATTGATGGAGTTTCAGCACCACCTTCATTACCGTTAGCGATGATCATCTTACCACCAACGACAGCATCACCTGAAACCGTAAGGTCACTACCAAGTACTTCTTTAACTGATATGTTATCGAACGTACCGCTTGAAGCTGACCCAGATGTTCTTCGATATATAAAGAGAGACGTACCTGTACCTGAAACAGTATGCTCTATAGAGTATTCTTCATTTGTGTCACTAGCAAGTACGGCTGTGATATTCTCATTTATACTAGTTTGAACCTTGAAACCTGCACCTGTTATATTAGTCGCTTTAAAGGTTATTAGATATGTCTTACCATCTTCAAAAACACTTTGACTTAGGTTTAGAGGCATACTGCCATCAGCAGTTATGTTTAATACTCCGTTATCTTGTACTATAGTGTTTGTAGTGTTAGTGTTAGCTAATGTCCAACCAGTAGTGTCATCAGTAAACGTACCATTATCAACCAGCTCACTACCAAGATGTGTATTAATAATAGCATCGCCAGCTACATCTAACTTCTCAGTAGGAGTAGTAGTCCCGATACCCACGTTGCCAGAGGAGTCGATACGGAATCTTTCTGTACCGCCTGCACTAATATCTTTTACCCTTAAGCCACCGTCATTTACCTCAATTCCATAATATCTAGTATCATTTTGAATACCAATACCAATATCAGCCGAACTAGTATTTTTAATATGTACTTTTGCAGTAGGACTACTTGTACCAATACCCACGTTGCCACTTGCATTCAATATAATATCACCGGAAGTATTCTCTATATGGAATCTTTCATTAGGTGATACTATCTTTGTATCCGAGCCGTGAGCTTGTAACTCAATAAAGTCTCTATCCGTACTTCCATTTAATGTGTAATAATCCGGACCTACTCTTAATCTAGCACCTGTAGACCCTAATTCCAAAGTTCTTAAAGGAGCAGTAGTTCCAATACCCACGTTGCCATCAATGATAGCATTACCAGTAACCGTTAAGTCACCCGTCAAAGTACCACCAGCTAGTGGCAGGTATGAAGAGTCTTCCCAAGTGATGGACGTTCCATCTGTGGATAAGGTCTTACCAGCATGACCTGCAATATCCGGTAAGGCCAATGTAGGGTCAAAAAGAGCTCCATCAATATATAGAGCTCCTACATTAATATTGCCATTAAAATCGGCAACATAATTAGTACCGGGCGTTAAAGTATTTATCGCAAGTTTACCATTGCGTAAAATAATGTCATGATCAAATAAATTTATACCAGTATAACTCATTACGATACCTCTAATATACTAACGAAGCACTCAATTTTATCGGCTTCACTTGCTAAAAGTTGTAGTACATCTTCTGATTCCAAATTAATCGGTTTATCAAAAGAATGGGTAACCCCCGCGGGTATTAATAAGTTAGCGCTAACTATTCTTGTCGCACTTTCACTATTATCTAAAACTTTAATTGTTACCGAAGCTGAGCCTGTTGCATGTGTGTTTGTAATAAAAACAGAGTGAGCAACTGCCGTCTTAGTAGCGGGCGTAGTATATATTGCAGTATCTGTAACACCTATTGCTCCTCCACCATTTTTAAATTCATTTGCCATTTAGTTTCTCCTATCCACCAAATACTACTGACATAGCTACAGCTGTATCAATAGCGACGGTGCTATTCTTCCACTTCCCAGTGTTATTATCGTATGCTAACCCATGATCATGAGCTGCGCTTGAAATTTCTATATCAGAACCATTATCTAATGGTTGACTCGTTAATTCTATGATATCATCTCCAACTCCCCTAACGTACAGTTTCTTAGTCGCTAAATTGACTGCAACTTCTCCCGCGAGGGTTATATTAGACGTAGTAGGAATGCCTGGATCATTGGTTGTCCTTTTTAATACTATTTGTTGACTCATACTGTTTACCTCCATTGGAACTTTGTATTTATATCCTATATTATACCAAAACAATGATAAATTGTCAAGATATAAATTTGTATGGTATAGTTATAAAAAAAGGGCAGTTTTACCTGCCCTTTCTTAACTAGTTATAGTTTAGTACTCGCCACCATCTATTATATTGGTCATCTGATAATGGTACTCTCCAGTACCAGTGCCTGTTTCTTTAACCATTAATATTTGATCTAAATTAGCAGCAACTAAATCCGTAGGGATTTCGCGTTCGCTTGAAGCGGCCGCTTCTCCAATAGGATTAACCCATAACTCTTCGTACACTTTCTGCCATTGTTCAGAACGATTAATCATGGTGCTGTCACCGTCACCTAGTTTAATCTCCTTAGCAGAAATTGAAGCAGTTACTACATTACTAATCATTGCGCCTTCTGTATGATCAGATGCGAACGTGAAGCTTTCTCTACTGTCATCCCAACCCATAAAGCCCATTCGAGCTTGTGAATCAAAGTAAGGGAATACAATACCTAAGTCATTAGTAGTGATTGCAGTTGGAGTAGTGTCTCCACCTACACGGAAAGTAGCATCATCAATAGTAACTACAGTAGAATTAACTGTAGTAGTACTACCATTAACTGTTAAATTACCGCCAATTATAGTATTGCCAGCAACATCAAAGTTACCTAGACTATCTAAAGATAGCTTGGTAGCTCCTACTCCATTAAAGACCTTGAATAACTCAGGATCTTTAAAGGTGCTTTCATTACTGAAAGGAGCTGGTATAGCATCCACTACTGTAACTACAGTAGTATTAACAACCGTATCTACAGTTGTACTATCACTACCTACTCTAACAACCATACCTACGGAAAGTCCGTGAGCACCTCCATACGTCCAGGTCTTATTACCTGTTCCAGAAGAAGTAGCCGTATGAGCACTAACAGATACACTTGTATTACCTGTAGAGTATACTAAGTTATTATTAGTAATGGTAGAGCCATCCATAACAACACTAGATATAACACCCTCATCAATATCAACAATATTTATATTAACTGAACCAGCAGAGCTAGAGTTAATATTTATATTATTTCCACTATTAGCTGTTAAAGTATTAAGACCATCAAACTGTATATTACCTATAGTTGTTTGACCTCTTAGTCTAGATACACCTTTAACATCGAAATTAGGGTCAGCAAAACTTCCGCCTGTGTTATGTACAATTGTGTCACCACTGCCATTAATTTCTAGTTTAGTAGCTCCAGCTTTATTGATTTTTACACCAGCAAAACCTTCTAGTTCTAATGTTCCAGCGGTAGTTTTGATATTGGTAGCACCAACACCCGCAACCGTTGCAGGAGTAAAGCTTAGATTAGTATCATCAAAGGTTATTGCATTAGTAGAACTAATAGCTATATCTGTAGCATCTATAGTAACCGTTACAGCATCCATATCTATAGTACCAGCCGAGTTAATAGTAATACTCTTAGTATCATCGCTAGTATTTATATTAATACCACCTACAGCTGCTTTAAGTTCTATTGCACCAGATCCAGTACCTTTAGTATTATCTACAACAATGGTATCACTAGTACCACCATTAGCTTGTAAATTAATAGCATTAGCAGCATTTCTAGTCGATAAGACTTTAATACCACCGGCATCTGATTGTAGTTTAATTGAACTATCTGATGTACCTTGATCAGATAAGATAGTAATTGACTCACTTGTACCACCATTTGCATGGAGTTTAATAGCATCCGCTAAGTTACTTGTAGAGTATAGATTAACTCCACCAGCATCAGAAGTAAGTTGCAC